AGACAGTAATTCTTCAAGAAGCAGCATCTGTTGGAGCAGACCATTCTACAGTTAACTTCTTTGCAAAGACATTTATCAATGACCTTGTAAATAATACTTATCTAGATAGAGAGATTAAGGATTTCAATGCTGAACTTCAGGAAGCGATGGCTCCTATGGGTAACATTGTAGGTACTATGATGGATGAGTATAATGATGAAGTATACGATAAGTTTACTACTAAGCTTTTTGAAAAGGCCGATGAGATTAGAAACTCTGACCCAGAAAAGGCACTTCAACTTAATACTATAGCTACTAACTTTGAAGCTGCTGTAACACTCAGTAGAATCCGTTCTAATCTTTCTGTCAATAACTCCATTTCTAATAAGCATTATAAATATGCTAGAGATAACTGGAAGAAGCTTGTAGAAGAGTATAATAATATTATCGCTGATGTATCTCCGAAGCCTAGAGATTTGGATATCTGTCTCAAGGGTCTTATTACGGCTGGTTATCCAGAAGATTATTCTAAGACTATTATTTCTCTTGTAGTATCTGAGGTAAAAGATGCTGTAAAGAACGGTAGTCTTGAAGAGCATATCTACGCATATTATCTTACTAATTCTCTACTCAATCTTAACTATACTGCTAATAACAGTAAGGTAATTGAGAATATTAAATATGGTATTGATGATGCTATTGATATTATTGATAAGTATATGACACCTCTTAAGATGAGAAATACTAAGAAGAATAGAAAGAGAAATAAGAGAAAGTAATATATGAGGGGTGAGTAAAATCACCCCTCAACATTTTATTAAATACCAAAGGAGGTAATATTATGGTTTCTTTTTTAACTTGTAATGCAAAAGCTGTATTAAGACTTATCCTCGAAGTATCATATCAAAAGAAGGATAAGATTGCTAAATGTGTATACGAGATTTCTTCTGATAAGGTATATAAGATTACTGTAGCTGATAATATGACTGGTCTATATACTTATAATGCTCGTATTACTGGATATACCATGTGTAATACAGAAGAGGTATTATCTTTTGTAAATCAGAATACTAAACCTACTGTAGTAGATACACTTAAGATTGACTACTCAGAGGATAATATTTCCAAGACTACTTCTATTAATGTGGCAGATATTCGTTATATTGAGGAGTTGTCTACATCTGGTTTTGATGAAATTCTGAATCGTGAAATCCCGACTTTTAGATAATACACATTTAGAAACAAAATAGTAAATTTTTATAAGGAGGAATCTATCATGTTTGATAAGATGAGAAAAGCAGTATATGACTATGTCATAGCACACCTTGATAAAACCGATGAGGTTTCTATCACACTTGACGATGTTTATATCGTATGGACTTGCAAGGCACTTCAGAACTGGAAGGCTTGTATTAGTACTACTCTTCCTGACGGTATGTACTATGAGTGTACATATAACGGAGATACTAATGAACTCTATCTGGACGCTTATAAAAAGTTCGAAAACAAAGTCATTAAAGATTTTAATTAATGGAGGTAACTAAAATGGCTGATATTATGTATAAAAAGCCCGCTACTTCTGTTAACCACAATTATGACATTGTAGAACATTATCTTTCTTTTGGTCAGGCTCTTGATAAGCTGATTGAAAGAGATAATGATAATACTGATAATAACGAGTATGGTATCAGAATTAGTACGTGGAACAAAGCTATTGTAATTAGAATTCAGAAACCAGATGAAGGTTCTAAAATAACAAGAAGATATCTTTATGAGAACTTACATTATAAGAACTATAAAGATGAGAATATTCCTTGGCTTCCTAATAACGAATGCATATTCAATAATTCCTGGGAAGTAGTTAAGTTTGTTAAGAATGAAAATGGAGGTAACTAAAATGGTTGATATGTATGAAAAACCCACAACTTCTGCTAACTGCAATTATAATATTGTAGAACATTGTCTCTCTTTTGGTCAAGCTCTTGATAAGTTGATTGAAAGAGAGAATGATGGTACTGATAATAACGAATATGGTATCAGAATTCGTACATGGAACGAAGCTATTGTAATCAGAATTCAGTCACGTGATGATGAATCTAAGATGACTAGAAGATATCTTTATAAGTACTGCAATGGCGAAAATATTCCTTGGGTTCCTAATAACGAATTTATCTTCAATCACTTCTGGGAAGTAGTCAAGTTTATTAAGAATGAAGACGTAATTCTTGATAAAGAGACTATCAATAAGATGACTGCTTCTATGTATGACAATAAGAAATGTGAAGCTTGGTTTAAGAATCCAGATATTCGGAAAGAACTTGATAACTGTAAACACAAGTGCGAAGAATTATTCAAAAAAGATTATGATAAATATCGTAATCTTGTAACTAATGATAAGTGTTCTCCTCATTGTGCTAAGAAATGTCTTAATGAGTGTCATAAAGCTGAGACAAAACCTAATGATAAGGTAAAAGCAATCGTTATCAAGGGTAATGTGAAACTTTACTCATTTGATGGGATTATTGATAATCTGTTAGGTTAATATAAATCCCCACACCTTGATTGGTGTGGGGATTATTTTTATTTCCAAGAGTATTCATTATTGTTTTGATAATCACTACTATCCATAGATTCAGAATAGAAGTTATCAATAGCTCCTAGCATACTATATCCATTATCTTCTCCTTCTAGTTGCTCTATAGGAATATTGAATTGTCTAGAGTATGCTTCTTTACCAATTTTAGTTGCTAGTATTTGAGCCATCGCCATATCATTTTCCATCTTTTGTTGTGCTAAGAACTGACTATATAGTTTTGTCTTATCAAGCTGTTTTAATTGCTCGTTAACCATATCATCATGTTCGAGATTTTCTATATCTCTAACAATAGATATTTCTTCTGTAGCATTAAAGTCTTGGAAAATTTCTTGTGCTTCGTCATCTGCTGTTCTAAGTGTAGGAATAGAAATATGCCAATTCTCTCTAACATTCTTTCCATAATAAATTGGATATATAGAATATAAGTAAGAGAATAGACCGTCATCATGACTATTAGCAGAGTGGTCTATACGACCAGTCTTCTTAATCTCAAGATTCTTCATTTCTTCATATAAGATTGGAGAAATGAATTTATCATAATGGTCTCTTACACGGTCTGTAAGTAAGTCCATTAACTGTTCTCTTACAGTACCAGTATTATCTACACCATACACTTTAGTAAGTTGCTTTCTCTTATGAGACCTTAATCCATCAGGACGTTCTTCTATAGTACGCTCTTTAATCTCATAATATAGATTATTTCTAATCTTAGATTTCATTAGCTTAGCTAGTGTACCTGTACCTACACCATTACGTTCTATAGTAACAAGTGAGTTAGGTAAGTAGTTTAATACAAGATTATATATTACTGTAGCCAAGTCAACTGGGTTAATATAGTTACAGTTAAAGTCTGCAACAAGTTTAGTAGTCTTAGAATCTGTAACAGAAATTGCAGAGGAGTCCTTAGAATAGCCTGCTGCAACGTCAACACCAATCAATGTCTTATCTCTTGGAGATATCTCAGAATAGATATTGAATAAGAAGTTGGAGATATATACCTGTTTAATTGGGTTACGTACATATCTCTGTACATTTCTAAGTTCCTCCTGTGTAAATGGACAATTCTCAGAAGATGTAGCCCATTCAAGTAAGAATTCACGTCTGATATCAGTCCATTTCTGGTTCTGTTCTTTGATTCTTTCCTTAAGCCATTCTTCAGAATATCCAAGTTGTTGATAAGTAGTTCTAATATATACAAAGATAGACTTCTCGTTTGCATTCAATGTTTCTGTAAGTTTCTGTAAAGAAAAATCATACCAAAGTTCAGAAAATGGAGTCATCTTATTCTTAAGGTCATACATATATTGACCTTCTTCTGTAGTTAAGAAACCAGGTGTAGATGTAAGACAGAGACCATGAGGTGCGCCATTCATTCTACAGTTTCTAAACGCAGTAGTCAATGCAGGCATACCGTTCTGTAAGGATTCTTCTAAGTACTGGAAGAACGCAGACTCGTCTATCCAACAGTTAGTAATAGTTTGACCACGAAGTAAAGATATAGCTGCTGTTCTATTACGTGCCATTGGAAGTGCCTTAATATTATTAAAGTTAATCTTATGCTGGATATATTGTACAGTGTTAGATGCTTTAAGCTTCTTACCATCTACGCCGAATGCTTGGTCAAATCGTAAATAAGATGGTAATGCTTTAATAATATCTTTAAGAGAAGATAGGTTACGCTTAGCATCATCATGTTTCTTATTAAGGAATATCATATTAGCATTTCGAGAACCAAAGTTATATACCCAAGAATACCATACTTCAGTAGCAACAGTTTTACCTGTTTGACGAGGTTGTTCTTGATAAATATTAAGATTCAATGTAAAGCAAAAGTTTAATGCTAAGTTACCTCTATCAAGTTTATATCTTACATAAGGTCCACCCTGACTCTGTACTCTAACAACTTCTCTTATATAATACCAAAAGTTTCTCTGACATTCTAGAAATATCTTTTGTTTTGTATAAGGGTCTAAGTAAGGGTCATGTGGGTCTATATATGCTAAGTCCTTATCATATAATAATAGATGGAATTTATTATTTTTTATACCTTTAGCTTTTAGGTAGTAGTGCATATCTAAGAAAGACTGGTTTTTTGTGTTCATTTGATAAAAGATAGATACATATCCTGAACCATCGTATCTTCTATCTTCTTCTATACCATTATTATTTTTATTAGACATGAAACTTAATAATGGAACATATCTACGTTGGTTAGAATTATTTGGTATAGGATTCATAGTAGACAAATTATCTGGTTGATTATACTGCACATCAGTATTATCTTCTTTTTCTTCTATGATAGTAATACCAGTATTTACCACTTTCATGATATAATAACACTCCTTTCTTAAGATTTTATTAATAAGTTGACCTAATCAGGTACGATTAGAGTTATAAATTACCATACCATAAACAAATAAGTAAAATATTATGGCTAAAAGCCAGGAGGTAAGTATTATGAATAATAACAATTACAACAGTCAGAACAACGGTGGAAATGATATCTTCACTCCCACTACTCGCTCAGCTTACAGATTCTTTAACTCTGAATCTGAAATCGACAATACTTCTATGAGTTTCAACTTCTGGAACTCTCTGCTCAAGATTACAATGAATCCTATCATTGTAAAAGAAGGTTCTGCTAATAAGGTAGATACAGATAATCATGTAGATATCTATCTATCTCCCTCTAAGGCTAAGATGCTTCTGTATTGTGTAAAGGAATTCAGAAAGAATCCTGATGCTTATACAAACATCGGTGTTAACACAAACAAGGGTATCATCTTTATTGCAAATGGTGATAAGATGTTTGGTCACGGTGGAATTTGTATAGTAATCAATCTTATTAACAATGAGACTGGTGAAAAAGAAGCAGAAGCAGCATATGAGTTTAATACTAAGGACCTGTATGCTATTACAAACTATATGGGTGGTTCTGACTTTAGTAAGGATTCTAGTTATGCAGATAGTCTTGAACTCGACATGTTTGAAAATCTGCTTGTACAGTTTATCAATGCATCTACAAATGCAGTAGCAGCATCTATCATGGAGACTGGTAAGTTCAATGAAGCAAGACAGTTCAGCTTTATTAAGGATGTAAGAGAAAAACTTGGAATTTCTAAGAGCGATGGAAGCAAGAATTATAATCGTTCTAGCTGGTTCAATAATAACGGTAACAGCTCTTCTTCTGTATCTTCTGAAGGTTCAAAGAATAACTCTTCTACCTATGAAGACGTTATGAATGACATCGCATCTATCATGGATTAAAATTTTGAGAGGGAATGTAATCATTCCCTCTCTTTTATTAAGAGGTGTATACGTATGATTTTAACAATAATAACATTAATAGTGGGACTCTTCTGTTATATATGTATAATTGGTAGAGTTAAAGATAAAGAGTATAAAACCTATATAGGAGACTTACTCTTTAGAAAAATACATCCTTATTTATATCTTATCATATTAAGTATAACTACATGGATTATTGTAATTAAACTTATCAGGAGGTTAATTAATTATGTACACTATCATTAAAGAAGGAAAATATTTATATAAGACTTATAGAGGAGATTATATCTTTTCTGATGTAACTAATGTCTTATTTGATACAGAGGAACAGGCTACTAATTGGTTATATTTTAATTCAGATAGATTTGATAGTGAAGGGGCTCATGTAGAAATGACATTAAAAATGATATGAGGTGACTATAATGCATTGGAGAAAAAGAAAGAAATGTAGAAGACTTGCAAAATCGCATGGTTTTACACATTATCATAACTATAAAAAATATATGTGGCTTAGAAGTATACTAAGTAAAGAATTTGTTGCACAAGTATCAGAAGAATATGAGCATATTTTCAATATTCCTGATATTCCAATACTAGTCAAACAGCATATACCAATCTATGATGATAAAGAAATGATACCTCAAGAAAAAGCACAATGGACTCACGAAGATTCTGTTAGAGAAGCTAAAGACTTATTAAAAGGTGTTTCTACTCCATTCTTTGATGATATTGAACAGAGTAAGACTAAAGAAAGATATGAATATATCGATAGCTTAGCTGATGAAGAACT